CGTGTTTTTTTTCGTAGTTTTCAATAGCCGTCTTTGTGGCATTACTAACACGGATGTCGCCCTCTATTTGCAAGAGTTCGGGGATGGTTACGGCATCTACCGCCGTCTGAATTTGGTCTTCCGCTGTGATAGCCTTTGCAATCTTTTCGCAAATTCTAATTAGCGTACTTTCGCTTACGCCTACAAAGCGAGTAATAAGCAAAGATAAAATTTTGTCTTTGAACATACATATTTGTTTTAATGGTGCGGCAAAAGTAAAAAAAAAACAATACGCTTATATAATAAGTGTAATTATTTTAATACAAAAAGATAATTAAGCACTTTTAATTTTTTTAATAGGAGTTTCAAATGCCTTTTCAGCACTCCATTTACTATTTCTTACTCTACTACTAATTGTGAAATAATTTAGTTGTAATAATTCGCACCACTCCGAAAGTGTTTTCGTTTCATTATTATATCTTATAAATCTATTTTGCCTTGTGTTATTTAATTGCTTCTTTTGTGTTGTCCATCTGCAATTTAAAGGCTCGTAATTCCCGTTATTATCTATTCTATCTATTGTTAAATTTCGCTGCCATCCGTTAATAATTGCCCAATCATAGAATTTTTTAAAATCATTTTTCCACTCATCACAAACGGTAATACCACGTCCACCATAATGCTTATATTGTTGTATTTTTTTATTATAACATCTCGATTTCATCCCTGATAATACTCTATATAGAGGATGCCTTGAAAGTCCGTTTTTTTTATATACACCCTTGTTGATTGTTTTTGTATGTCTTTTTTTTCTATTGCAACCACAATCTTTTGTAACACCACTTTTTAAATTTGTTCCATATAATAATTTTTCCTTTCCGCAATTACACCTACATAGCCAAATAGCGTGAGATGTTTTATCTAAATGACTAAAATTAGCCACAGTTAGTTTACCAAACGTTTTTCCTGTTAAATCAATAATTTTTCCACCCATATCTAAAAAAAATAAACCCTTTCTTTCAATAGCAGTGCTCGCTACTAAATACTAAAAAGGGCTATTAAAATTTGTTATTGCGCCGAGCATCGCTTTCACGGTTGTTGTTGGGCGCAAAAATATAAAATAATTAATATACTTACTATATAAGTGATATTTTTATTCCTTGCTATTGAAAAAATGTTATTTCGCCAAAATTATAAACAATGAAAATTATTAAAAAAGGTACTGCCGATTATGTAGGCAAACGGTTTGAATGTGAAAACTGCCATTCAATATTAGAAATTGAAGAAAAAGATATTGACAATATTTTTGCTCATTATAAGGTAAACGAGGAGCATACAGAAACATCAAACCACAAACTTACAATCCCGTGTGAGTTTTGCAAATGTGTACCCGAAATTAAACTTTTTAGTTAGTTATGGCAGAAAGATTTTACAAGATAGAATATTTTATATCCTCTTTTCCGTGTTTCCATGTTATACCGTAGGTATCGTATTCCTCTTTTGTTATCTGTCTCGGAATATTATGATAATCAAAACTTCCTTTTACCATATCACCATCAATAGAAACTCTGTATTCTTTTAATTCTGGATATTTTTTAGCAATAGAAATATTATTGATTTCATCAACTTTTATTACTGCTTCTTCGATATAATTAGATATGTAGTACATAATTATCATTTAAAATAAACAATTGTTTGTTCAGCCACTCGCATCCCACCGCCTTATTTCATGCGCCATCTACAAAGTAGAAAGCCTTGTCCGCTGTAACAATTATTTTTGTTTTTATTTCAGGTTGTAAAGATACATATTTTTTTAAAATAATTATATTTTTTTTAGATTTTTATATTTTTTATCGCATTATAATAATCAATACTTAGTTTTTTTAGGAATTCCCCTATCTCTGAATTTTGTTGCTGAATTGATAATTTTCTAAAATCTTCATAATATTTATGTCCTATACCATGTTTCAATTCAGTTTTTTGTTGTATTTCATAAAATAATCTATCGCCTAATATCATTTGTGCATTTTTTTCTTTTGCAAAAATCATTTGTGGAGTATTTATTTGTATTTCTGCAAAAGTTCCATTTTTAAACTCAATATTTAACTTTCTTCCACTATATCCCATATCTGTATTTTGGACTATGTCGCTTACTACATTACATTGCTTTTTAATTTTTAAAGCAACATTTTCAATATTCTTTTCATCCGTAATAAACGTATTTCGTATTATATCCTTTATTCTTGACACATCACCGCCCTCATCGTTAAACGCTTTCTCAAATATTCTTTCTCTTGATTTTACGTTTGTTTCTGTTACATTTGCATTTGCCTTTTTTGCAATATTATTAGATAGTTTTGTAAATTCATCTTTATTTTTAAGCGTTTCATTTATTATATTTTCATTAGTTACGCCGTAACCTATTTTTCGTACTAATAACGATTCATTGTCTCTTATAAAATATGGCAGTGTATTTCTTTGTCTTGCCCCATCTACCCTTTCACTGTTATCTTGCATCCACTTTTTAAACCCCTCTGGCACGTCTTTTACAATTCCTTTAATTTCGTATGGCTTCCCCTCGCGCTTCGCTTTCATCATAGCAATAAATTCATCTTGCGGCATAAGTATTGTTGTCATCACACAGCGGCAGTTCGGATGCCAGCCTGTAAACTTAAACTCTTTTGGATAGTCGCCTTGCACATCATCACAAATATCGTGAAATGGCTCTGGCTGCCTTGTTTTTGGGTTAATGCAAGTGTGGTTATTGCTCAAACTTATCCGTATTCCTAACACGAAATCCATACTTTGAACGCGCAAATGGTCATTAGTTCGATATGCTATGTTTGTCTCTGTGCGCGCCAATCTCAATGCGTTCTTATAAGAGGAGCGATACACCCCCGCTCCTGGATGGTATGCCTGCGCCGCCTTTGATAACTGTAAGTCTCCGTACTCATCTCGCACACGTCTAAAAAGTTTGTCCGGCTGATTAAGGTATTGTTTCAATTCTCGCGCCATCTCTGCGGCTGATTTGCCTTGCGAAATGCCGATGCCGAGTTCTAACTCTAATTGTAGTTGCTTGCTTAACTCCCATACTCTATCACTTAAATTCATTCCATTTTGCGTCCTCTTAATAAAGGCATCGCGGGCTTGTAAATTGTTAGTGAAATAGCGTTGTTTCTCTGCGTCTGTGAGCGTTATTCCTGCAAAGTAGGATGTGAGTAAGGAGTTAGTCTTCTCGTTTGACAGTTGCCATTGTGCTTTAATTCCGTTTTCAATATAGGTTTGCAGTTGCTTTTCAAACTTGTCAAATAGTCTCTTTACTCTTGCGTTTGTCTGCGGGAATTGTTTGAATGAAAAGGGTTTTGTCGGGTCTATTTCCAACGTTACGCCCATTGCTGCGGCTTCACGGATAACATTTTCATAAATACGCTGTATATCTCTGCCGTACTTATTCAAAAATGTATTCAGGTGTATTTGGTCGTATGGGTTTATTCGCATTATTCATAACCTTTGAACACATCGCCCGTTTCTTCCTCTTTGATTTGCTTGTAAGTCTCATCGGCATCATCACTCCATCCAAGTTGGCTTATCGCTTCCCTTTGGCTCATAATCGGCTTACCTGCCGTCAAGGACATCAGATTGCTTATTGTGTCTTTGTCATCGTTAATCGTAAACGGAGTTATCTCTGTGTCCACCTGTAACGCGTCAATATCTTTCGCCCACTTCGGATTCATAATTTTTAGAAACGCCTTAATCACATTCAACTCTCTATCAAATGTATCTAACAGCCTGCCGCTTTCGTCTACTACTTTTAACTGACTATCAATAAACATCATTTTTCGCGCTTCCCCACTCATTGGGGTAGATTTCATATTTTCGTAACTCATATCGGGGAGTTGCAACGATGAAAAGAACTCTTTGCGCAGTGATTCAGTTTGAAACTTTATACTTTCGATAGCCTGCTGCCAAGTTACATATTTTAAATCCGAGCCGGCGGGATATTGTACCACCGCCCGAAATTCTTTCTTTTCATCTTTCTCTTTGTTAAAATCTACCTGTTCTGTTGCAAACAACGCTAATATCGGTTTGCTGTTTTTGCGTATAAAATTGCCATTTCTGCTCAACGTCCATTCATTTTCATAAATCAATTCCGATGTGTCTTCCCATGCAGGAGTTGGACGGTAACAATACACTGCGGGAATTTTACCAACGTTATGAATTTCGTTAATATCTTCTGTTATTTGTCCCTCTACTGTTTTGTAACGGATGTGTCGCTCTGCGGTGTACACGTCCAAATATTCAACCGTCTTTTTGTCTTCTTCTTTTGTGTAACCAAATGAAAGCGCAATCAGATTATCCGTTTCGTCAAAGATAGGATATATCTTGTCC